GTCAAACTTGATGGCTTCTAGTAACTCATTCATTTCATTTTTCATAATATAACTCGCTTTTCTCAATTTATACAAGTATTATAGCAGACTGATCCAGAATGTCAACCCTTTTCTTCAAATAAATTTGGAAAACGAGCAAATAATTCCGTGCCGTCAATCAAACTAATAGTGCCGTTATCAAGCAACATTGCCTGAATATCAGTGCCATACTTGGCACGTGTAGAGACGATAGTCCCTAGACCTGGCACTACAACATCAGTGCAGTTCCAGAGGGAATTCATAAAAGATTTGAATTGGTCAGTCATATCAAGCTCCAGACATTTCGAATTTTTTGACTCCGGCTTCCCACAATTCAATTGCGGCATCATCGTTTTCAAAGCCGTATTCACTGGCAAAGTCTACAGAAGAAGAAGCAAAGACAGTCTCAGCAAGACCGTATTCTTGGATGAAATAGCAGATGGACTTTGCGGTACTCGCTTCGGCGATCATGTTGTCACCGTCGAACATCTGAATCATGGCGTTATCTGCTGAAATAAAATCGATCATCTTTTCTCACTTTCTTTTGATTACACAGTTAATATAGCAGGTGGCTGAACTAATGTCAACCCCTAAAATATATAATTTTGAATTTCTTGGTAAACAAAATCCGCATTTTCATTTATAGCGTCAAGCTGTTCTTCAGTAGCAGGTTCGCCGTCTACTAAGGCTTCTTCGATATAAGCATCGCAGAAATCTGGATAATCTTTCATATCTATATCGCCAATGTATTGGACGTCAACTTTTGTAAAATCAATATTCATAATATACTCACTTTCTTTATGTTATACTGTAGTGTACAACACTTTTTCGGAAATGTCAACCCCTAAAATGAACTTTTTTACTTTTTTTGCTTATACACATTATAAGCTTCAGTTACAGTCAAGTTCTCATCAAAGCCATTATCCATAGCATTAACAAGCCATTCAAAGGTTTTACCGTAGAACTCATTTGCTCTACGGGTTAAAACAGTTATTGCACGATTATATTTCATCATTCTTCCTCATCTCTTCAAGTTCACCCATCACTTCTAGGGTATCCATAGCAATCAAAAGGCTAACAGTCTCTTCTTTAAAGAGGTTCCAGAACTTAGGATCATGCTCTTCAATGCTCAAGCTGTTGTGATACATGTCGCAAGTCTTGAGGATTCGAATGATCTCAGGAGCCTCACGCAAACGCATTTCACACAACTCTTTACGAAACTTACGATTCCCAACGTAGTCAGGAGTCTTAGTCATGAACCATACACCCTTCGCAATCTCAGGTCCAAAGAACCCTTCGATGCTCTCCATAGTAGCAACAGTGTCTTCAACAGTGTCATGAAGAATGGCAACTTGTATAGCCATTTGAATCTCTTCTTCAGTGAAAGTACCTTTGCTATCCATGTACTCTTCAACAAGATCAGCGACAGCAACAGGGTGAGTGATATACTCTTCACCAGTGTACTTACGCACTTGACCTTCGTGCATCTTTGTAGCATATTCTAGGGCTTTAATCATTAGTCTCTCTCTCAATTACTTCTATATAATAACAGGTTGGACCAGAATGTCAACCATTATTTTCATCTTTTTCGATTTTATTTCCATAATAATCGTGGGTGCCATCTCTATATCTTTGCTTTCTTTCGTCAATGATCTGACTGCTTATCCACAAAGCTTTGACCCCATAGTATGTGATAATAGCGGCAATTAACAGTTCTAAAATTTCCATCTATCTTTTCCTCTGCTGACGTAGAGTGACTTAAGATACCACTTGTTCTTATGAAAGAACTGATCTGAAGTGTAATCTACTTTCCTACCTGTCCAGTTAAATACTTCGTCCTTATGTTCTTCCCACAGAGTCGAACACCACATTCTAAAGTCTGACGATTCATTAACCGCTAAAGGGTCTTTGATTTCATTTGCGTCCATCATATTAGCTCCAGGTTTAGTTTCTATTTTACAAGTATATACCAAAACGACATGAATGTCAAGTTATATATAAATAATTGTAACAATCACAACAGAGGTTAATATGTCATCAATCACATCCAAATCAGTTAAGGAAAGATCACTTCTTTTCGCAAAGTTATCAGCTATTGCATATCTCGCACCAGATGAAGCGAAAAGAGGAGCAAGAGCGTTAGGCTTTACTACTACAGAGTTTTACGATAGATCAGGGGCGCAAGCTTACAGATTTCAAAACAAACACGATCTCGTAATTGCATGTAGAGGAACTCAGCCAACTGAATTTGGTGATATTAAGGCAGACCTCAAAGCCATGCCAGTTCTAGCTGAAACTATTTCACGTGTACATCGTGGATTTAAAACAGAAGTAGATGACATTTGGCCGATGATATGTGAAGACATTGATCGAAAAGTTAACTTAGATCGTAAGCTGTGGTTCTGTGGACATTCGTTAGGTGCGGCTATGGCTACTATTATGGCAAGCAGATGTAAGTTTGAAGAACGATTGAATGACCCAGTGATGTTGTTTACTTACGGCTCACCGAGAGTTGGTTGGAAAGGATATTGTAATAGCTTAGGAGTTGTACATCATAGATGGAAGAACAATAACGATATCGTAACAACAGTGCCTTTAAACATAATGGGATACACTCATCACGGTGAAGAACACTATATCAACGCCTATGGTCAAGTTAGAAATCCAACTGGATGGCAAAGAGTGAAAGATAAGTTTCGTGGTATTTGGATGGGACTAAAGCAGGGTAAAGTTGACTCTTTCTCAGATCACAGTATTGATGAATACATCAAGCACATAGCTAATCACCAAGAGTAGGATCATAAAAAGTATAGTTGCATAGAAGTTCTTCTCCTGGCCATATGTCTCTTTTGGCTATCATAAAGAACCTGCTATCCTTTTGTATTTTATCAATGTTATCTTCAGTAGTGCTGTGATTGTAGAAAGCGCCTAACGGAGTACGCATAATCTTTTCGCCCCAATAGAAGTGGGATAAGCCGATCTCTTGACCGGCTTCTATCTTTTCAACACACCATAGACCGAGTCCATGAATGTCTGATTTCTTAATTGTTACACAAGACGGTAATGGAGTATACATCGTCTAGCCCTTTCTAGCGTTTAATGCCTTTAATTGTTCTAACGATCTTACTCATCAACATTTTGATCACAGTAAAGTGAAGTAGTCCATGACCGTACAGCCAATGAAACGTGTGGTTCTCTTCAATAGCAGACTTTGGTCCAAACTTCTTAGTCCAGTTGTCTACATACTCACCCTTATATCTTAATACAGCATGAGTCATCTTTGTCTTGGATCGACCTACACCGCAGATACCGGCTTGTCTTGTGATAAGCATCCACCACATCTTTAGGTCATTCTTATCGGAAAGTCGCCATAATAGCGACAAAGCGTAGTCTTCGCAATCGCCTTCGAACTTACCAGACTCGCTTTCACTGCGAATGATGCACCAAGCGTCTGCCATACCATATTGCTCTTTGTCGTATCGATACTTCCACTTTTTGTTGAAGTCTGATACTATCTTATCCCTTTCTTTGTTAGTCATTTCTTAATCCTTTTACGTGTGTCCTATGTATTTTGCAATTTATAATTCCATTATAATATTCGTCTGACAGCAACACTTCTCTGTCAAACTGCTCTTTTGCCTCAAGATAGGACATCTCTCCCTTTGAATCACATAGATGAATAATTTCTCTGTGAAAGGAATCTCTGCCATTATCTTCAACTAGAATCTTAACTTCTTCACTTGATCCGAAGTAATCTTTCCAGTCTGATTCTTTGACAACTTTACGCTTGCGTTTTTTGCCCTTAAGTGGGGCGAGTCTACGTGTGGACTGAAACAGTTTCTTTCCTACGTATTTTTTCTTATTAGTGAGGTCAGTGATAACATAAACAAATCCAACATAATCTTCTATCATGTCACTGGTGAACTCAACTTCACCGTAATGCCACATATCTAATTCCATGCCTCTTCATCTTCATCCCAATCATCGTAGTCATCGTCATCGTGATCGATTTCGCTACCACATATGGGACAATATAATATAGGGTCTTCCATGTTGAGGGTTTCTACTGTACACTCACTTTCACAATAGTCACAAAATATTTCTTGTCTTTTCATAACTTCTCCACCTTTATTTTACATTTCTCTAGAAAATGAATGCCATTCTCATCCCTATACTTATGCTTGTAAAAAACTGTGCTTATACCACTCGCATATATCATCTTAGCGCATTCGATACATGGAGCATGGGTAATGTACATAGTCGCATCTTTACCGCTCTCGTTCGATCCTGCTAACTTTGATATTGCGTTTGCTTCTGCGTGAATGACTTCGGGTTTCGTTTTTGTTAGAGGTACTCCAAAATCATCATCACCAGTTATCTCTTCACAAGTGTTCGACCAACCAGCTGGCATACCGTTATAACCAATAGAAATGATTCGATTATCTTTTACAACAATCGAACCAACTTTCAATCTTTGGGCAGATGACAGAGAAGCGAACCTCTCTGCCGTATCCATATAAGCACTCTGCCACTTGTTCATCAGGCTGGACAGCCTTGTCCATCTAAGCCACAAACTTCTCCCTCAGAAGTATTTGACTCCCATCCCCAATCGCCTTCCATGCCGTTAACTGAATACTCAGTAACTCTCTTCTCAAAGAAGTTATCATGTGAAGCACCGTTGAGTACCCAATCAAGCCAAGGAAGTGGATTCTCTTTGACTTTAAACTTTGGCTTCATACCCAACTGAAGCAATCTACGATCAGCGATGTGACGAATGTACTTCTTAACTTCTTCTTCTGAAAGACCTTCGATGACTCCAGCATTCTTATATGCCAATCGAATAAACTTGTCTTCTAGCTTCACTGAGTTAGTTGCCATCTCATAGATTTTAGACTTCAGTTCATCGTTCACAATACGTGGATGCTCTTCACAGAACTCACGGAATAGTTTTGCGTTACCTTGTACGTGCATAGTTTCATCACGAATAGACCACTCAACGATTGTACCCATACCTTTCATCTTACCGAAACGCTGAAAGTTCAACAGCATTACGAATGATGCGAATAACGACATACCTTCATTAAACACAGATTGAGCAAGTACTAGTGCTAGTCCTGTGTGAGTGTTAATGTTACCTTCAGCCATGAAATCTAGCTTATCTGCCATCTCACTGTATTCTAAGAAAGCATGGAACTCATCATCTGGTAAGCCTAACGTATCATTCAATAGAGCGTATGCACGTTGATGCACACCTTCACGTGTAGCAAACGATGATAGCATATTGCGTATCTCATTGTTCTTGAACTTTGGAATCATCAACTCATGGTAGTTTTCTCCTACCTGCACATCTGACTGCGTGAACAGTCTCAAAATTTGAATGATAAAATCTTTTTCTTCTTCGCTTAACTTAGTCTTCCAATCTTGTACGTCTTCAGACAATTCTGCTTCATCTTCAACCCAATGTATCTCTTCGTGTTTCTTTGTTAACTCAACTGCCCATGGATACAAAAATGGGCGATAGCTTTTTGAAAATTCTAGTAGTGACATTTATTTCTCCTTAACCTTCACATGCACGGCATTCTTCACCGTCTTCGATTTCTACTGGCTTGTTTAAAAATTCTAGTAACTCATTATACCCTCCGATATACTCGCCAGCGATGTATATCTGTGGTACAGATTTGACGTCCTTTCGACCAGTGACTTCAGCGGCTGTTTTGCCTATCTCTGCAAGATCAATACTGTCGAATGGAATACCTCTTAGTCGTAACTCTTCTTTTGCCATTGAACAAAACGGACAATCTTTCTTAGAGTATACGATGTTTCTTGTGTCACCTTGTAAGGCAACTCTTTCTACTTTCTCACTAACGTTTTCAGCCCTTTGCTTTGATTCCGTACGCAAATAATATAAACCCTTAAGTCCTTCTTTCCATGCACGTAAATGTACTTGATTTACATAGGACTTGGGTGCTCCTGATGGGAAGAATAAGTTGACTGATTGCCCTTGACATATAAACTTTTGTCTGTCTGCGGCATGCTGTACAACCCAGTTCTGATCTAATTCATCAGCAGTTTTGAAGATGGCTTTTTCACCTTCAGTTAAAAATGGTAGATGTTGCACTGAACCCTTCTTTGTAATAATCGATGTCCAGTTAGCATCGTTGCTCTCTCCTTTCGCTTCTAATAACTCTTCAAGATATTTGTTCTTCACTAAGAATGAACCAGCACGTGTACGATGAGTGTACGCATTTGCTTTAAGAGGTTCAATCGAAGGACTTGTTGATAGTATTACGCCAGAAGAGGCATTTGGAGCAATCGCAAGAAGATGGGAATTTCTTCTTCCTGTTCCTTCTCCATCGGGATACTCTCCTCGTTCTTTCGCAAGCAGTTCTGTTTCTGCGACTGCTTCATATTTGATGTGATTGAATACAACTGTATTGATCTCTTTTGCGAGTTCTGATTCCCATGCAACTCCATGCTTCTGTAGCAATGAATGAAATCCCATTGCTCCGAGTCCAATGCTCCGCTCTCTTGATGCGGAATACTTTGCTCTTGTGATTGTATCTGGTGCGTTTTCGACAAAGTATTCGAGTACGTTATCAAGCATACGAACAAGATCACGCACGATAGAAGTGTCTTTCCAATCATCATAGTACTCCAAGTTCAAAGAAGATAGACAACAAACAGCAGTTCTATCTGCGCTTGTGGGTAAGTGAATTTCGTTACATAGATTTGATCCATTGATCTTAAGACCTAAATCCTTTAAGTTCTGAGGCAAATCAGCATTAGCAGTATCGATAAAGTTTAAGTAAGGCTCACCAGTACGAAAGCGAGTCTCTATAATACGTTCCCAGAGTTTACGTGCATCTACTGTGTCTTTTACTCTACCATCTTTAGGATCTTTCAGATCCCAATCCGTACCATTACTTACAGCTTCCATGAATGCATCCGATACATTGATTGCATTATGTAAGTTAAGTGCCTTACGTTGAACGTCACCCGTTGGAATTCTCATATTCAAGAACTCAATGATATCTGGGTGAGATACATCCATATAAGCCGCATAAGAACCCTTACGTGTTTTACCTTGACGATATGCGATCATATCAGCGTCAACGGTATGCAGAAATGGCATTGGTCCAGGTGCGATATCACTTACAGTACGAACATCTGACCAGTGACCTCCAACGCCACCGCCATAAACAGATAGCCATCGTAACTCAGCAGTATGATCAATCAAGCCTTCTAGTGTGTCTGGAACGTAAGTTAGAAAACAGGAGATGGGCATTCCCTTGCCCTGCTTCGATCCATTTGGAGCATTCGACAAGACAGGCGATGCAAACATGAACCACTTGTTTGATACGTAATTGTATAATCGCTGTGCCAAGTCTTCATCCATTTCATCCTTGTACTTTGACCACGCAACAGATGCACGTTTAAATGCTTCTTGTGGTGATGATTCGTATTCCGTTAAATAGAAATCTTTCAACATGCCTACGGCATAGTTAGCTAAAAGATCGTCTTTTGTCTTATCGATTTTTATAGTCATTTTTGGTTCCGTTCTAAATGGCCATTTCTGCTTTGATGGCACTTAATGGGTTATAATTATCTAGCTGGAAGTCAGAGACATCCAAGCCCAGTACTTCTTCAAGAGAAGAAAAGTCTTTAATGATATTCAGTGTGGGTAACTTTTGCGGGGTTCGCTGTAGTTGTTTCTTCACTGCTTCATAGTGTGTAGTGTATATATGTGCATCCCCAACCGTAAGTACAAAATCCTGTACATCTAAGTTGGTTATTTTGGCTATAATATGAGTCAATAAAGAATAGCTTGCAATGTTAAAAGGTACACCTAAAAACAAGTCTGCGCTTCTCTGATACATCTGACAACTCAATTTTCCATTACTAACATAAAACTGTGCCAATGTGTGACACGGTGGTAAAGCCATCTTGTCGATCTGATTAGGATTCCATGCACTTAGAATCAATCTACGACTGTCTGGGTTTGTCTTTATCTCATTGATAAGCCACTCAATCTGATCAGTACCTTTAAGATGTGGCGCACTATTGTAAATCTCACCGCCAAAGTTTCTCCACTGAAAACCATAGACTGGACCTAACATTCCGTCAGAGTAGCCAAGTTCTTTGCCTTGATTCTCTGCATTGTCAGTCCAGATAGTTCTCTTCTCAGTTAGTTCTGATCTATCTTTTCCATAAGTTATTTCTGCTAATCTACGCTCGTTCATAGAGCCTTCGAGAAACCATAGTAACTCACCGACAACTGACTTCCAAGCTAACTTCTTAGTTGTAACAGCCGGAAAGCCTTTTGTCAAGTCAAATCGCATCTGATAGCCAAAGATACTTTTAGTACCTGTACCAGTGCGATCAGTTTTTTCCTCGCCTGAGGACAATACGTCTGCTAACGCTTTCAAATATGTTTTCATAGTGATCTTCTATACTTTTCAATTCGTAAGTTCTTATCTACATCGTAGGATTTAAAGTATAGTTCAAAATCCACTAGATCACTCATCTTAGTATCACAGTCATAGATGCCGTTGATGCGACTAATCCACACTTCTT